TGCGGATGGGGCTCTCGTTGCCGATCACCAACTCGACGACACCTTTACGCTCACGATAGAACGGGATGTAATCGTCCTCTGCCACAAGCTTCTTGACAAGCGCTTTAGACAAAGCGCCAGTGCTGGCCACAAAGTCCAAAAGGTCGCGATTGTACTTGTTGTACTCTGTGCGGGCTTCTTCAAAAATCTTCTTAAGCGGTGCGTTTTTGTTAACTAAGTTAGTAACTTCATCAAGCATTTCCTGTGTCAACACCGGATTGCCGTCTTTGTCCTTACCAAAGTTGAGCGTTTCAATGCCTTTGTTCTTGGCACGAATAGCCGCCATGTAAGTTGTAAAGACTTGGTTTACAGCTTCGCCGTTACCAATGTACTGGTTGGCTTCTTTCAGTTTGTTTACAACACCGGCAATACTGGCTCCGCCTGTTGTCTCAACAAGACGCTCAACACGACCATCGTCACGAGTTATTTCTCGGATTGAAGGCGCTCCATCAGACACGGCCTTAGACACAATGTTCATGCGTTGGTCGTACGAACGGAGGTAGTACAACATCTGGGTGCCTTTGAGCGGCTCCATGTACTTAGCCAAACGCTCAAAGCCTGCAAAGCGGTCAACAAGCTGTGTCTCAAACGCAAGGCCAGTTAAGTTGACCTTGATGCTTTCCCACCAAGTCTTGTCCTGCGCCACTGTTCTAGTAACAGTTGAGCTAACTCTTTCAAACTCAGGGTCTGCAAACTGTGGCTTGCGCGACAACAAGATGCCCTTGGCTTTACCAATTGGCTCAAGGTCTGTTGCAATAATTTCTGCGCCTTCTTCTTTGTCAATATAGTCAACGTAGTTGTATGTAGACTTTGATGTAACCGGTCTGTCACGAGAATCATGGTCTAAGAACTTGTTGCCTGAAACCCCGTAGGAAGCAAGAATCTCAGATGCTAAACGCCCGCTTTGAACAACTGTTTTAAGCGCTTGGTAAAACGTTGCGCCTGACGGTTCTTCTGCGTCAGCTGCAGCTAGTTTTTTACCAGCCGGTACTGCAAGCACAGGTTTAATTAAACGATCAAAATATCGTTTAGCTTCTGGGTTCATGTCACGAACAATATTTTTAAATGCTTCTGCCACAGGAGCCGGTTGTTTGTTAAGCGGCGCATCCCATAACAAATACGTGTCTTCCGGACGTGTGTGCAGTGTTCGTATCAATACACCCGTGGGTTCAGGTATAGGCGACGTTGTTCTTGGGTTATATGTAAAGTCGCTTTTCTTTAGTTGTTTAATACCTTCTAAAGCAACTTTAGAACTTTTGTATAAGGATTCGTCGGGAGTATCTTCAAAAAGAAAAATGTTTGCTTCTTGGTCTTTTTTTACATACGCTATTGCGTCGTCAAGTTGTTTTTCAAACGTGTCTGTTGACGTATCTATCAATCCGTAGGTTGTATCACTGTGTCGCAATACCCACAACACTTTTTCAGCAGCAAGCTGTGCCGGAGTTTTATTTTTTTGGGTGTGGTTAAGTTGGTATGTAACGTCGTACCAATCCATGCCACGATATGTAGGCGACCCAAAAGGCATAGACAGTTTTTCAAAGTCTATGTTTTCAACAAACAGTAACACAGGGGGGTCTAAAGGAAGAAGTCCTTCGTCCATGCCGTTTTTAAAACGTAGTATTGCATCTCTCCAACGTCTTGCAGGAGAGACTTTATAAGGGTCAGAAAACATAAAAAAATCTTCTGTGTTGGGGTCTGTAAACGACAACAACATAGAAAATTCCAACGCATATTTGTGCGGAACGCCACCCAACTCTTGGTCTTTAAATCTAGAGACTTGCGCAAACTTCATAAAATCGTCTGACGAATACCCGTTGTACTTTGGCTCCTGCGTTTTATGCCATGCAACAATTTCAGGGAGCTTTTTCCAAGCTTCCATTTGTTTTTCTTTACCTATTTCGCGATAGTGTTTAGCAACACCCTTTCTTTGAGCGCGGTACGTGCCCCAACTAAATGCTTGGAAACCTTCACCAGTCCCCATAAAGGCAAAGTCAAACATATCAAATATGCCGCCTGTGCCGTGCCATGTGCCACGAAGTTCAAGCTGGGCGCAACCGTGTGCAAAGTTAACCAAATCACCGGCAGTAAGTTCGCTGGTTGGAATGCCCAACTTGTTCAGCGCTTTCTTAAACGCGTCAATAATTGAGCTAAGCCAACCGTATGCAGAACCTTTCTTAGTCCCAAGCACCCCAGCCTGCACAGCTTCCTCCACCGCATACGCTAACAATTCGTCGTTGATTTGGTCTTCAGGAGTCTCCGCCATCTCAACACGTTGCACGGCTTTACGACCAATCTGCGCTTCAATAGAGTTGTCTGTGCGCGTAGCCCAGTTCTTAACAGTATCAGCCAGACGGTTAAATTGCGGCTCACTAAAAAAGTTACGGAAACCAACGTGCACGCCGATCTCGTGGAGCAATACGCCAAGGCCGTGGCCTTTACCAATATTGTTAGCAAACAGTACTGCGCGTTCGTTCTCAGCAAAACCTTTGGCGTCTGAAGGAATCTTGCCAGCGTACTTTGGGTTTTCCTTTATAAAGGCTTCAACACTGTTATAGATTTTTACGTTGCCGCGTGCAGTCACGTCGGTGCCCATGGCTTCGTCAAGCTCCGCCTTCAAGGTCTTGGCGTCTGTGCCTGTTGTCGACTCGCCGCGTGAGAAGTTAAAGTCGCCGCCAAAGTCAAAGCTGCCTTGTGTCTTACCTTCACCTGCACGGCCTATGTCTGCTTCTTCACGATCTATTGCACCAAAGTCAAACCGGTCAACAATTGTTTTAGCAGCAACAGGTTCAAACAGTCGTTCAATACTCTTCTCAGACATCGTGCCAGCACGCAAAGGTTTACCTCTTGCTTGACCAACGGAGCTTAATGTTGTTGCGGCTTTCTGTTTGCGTTTTGGTTTGCCTTCAAGGAACACGTCTGCCTGCGCTTCAATAGAAGCAATAGTCTGCAACACACCAACTTTTGCCTGTGCGTTGATGACATCTTCTAGTTCAGACTTGGGGTCGTTGATAATCTTTTTAAGTTCAGCTTCAGTGTCGGGGCCCGGTATGCCTTCCGCCTCAAACAGCAGATCGGCAATCTGGTCGCCGTATGTTTTAATTATCTGATCCTTCCGAGCAGTGCGCATAAACGCATCTTCTTCGCGCTCCATCGCTTCTGATGCTTCTTTGCGCAAGCGCTCTGCTTCTTTATCAGCAGTTGTAGCAATCTTCGACACTTGCATAGCGCCCCTTAACAAAACGCTACGTCTTTCAACAGCCTCGTCAAGGTCTGCTTTAAGTGTGTCTACACTTTCTTTCAGTTCTGTTTTGGTTTTGCCTCGGGCTTTTAACAACTTGTCGCTAGCAGCGTCGTATTTCTCTTGAAGCGACTCGACTTTTTTATCTAGTGCTTCGTACTCTTTTCTTTCTTCTGGCAAGAACGCGCGTCGTTTGCTCTCAACACCCTCACCACCAAGCTTGTCTTTCCAAAACTCTTCCATCTGTTGTTGGTCAGATTTGGCAATTTCTTTAAACTCAGTAGCCCGTTTCTCAGCAGCTTTAACAGCGTCTTTCTGCGCCTTCAGGTTTTTCTCAGCCTGCCGGTACGCAAAAGGATAAGAGTTTGGATTGTCAAAAATGCTTTCCCCGCGCATGTTGGCAAGGCTAGCTTCTTGCATTTCTAAGTACTGACGCTCAAACTTGACATTGCCGTCAAGCATAGCTTGGACAACAACTGTTGCGCCATCAAACTCGTCGTGGCGTCTAAGAGTCAGTTTAGTTAAATCAAACGTTTGTGCTTTGATTTTCTTTTTAAGGTCGTCAATAACGTCCTTCTTTTCTTCGTAGCGGAACAACTCGTATGTGGCAAGCTCTGTGCGGTTAGCGCCCTCTTCTTGCGCCAACACATCATCAAAACGTTTCTTAATCTTGTCTAATTCCGCCTGCTCTTTGTTGAGCGTCTTCGTAGCAGCTTCAAGGCTCTTGCTTACTTCGGCAATTTGTGGGTCGAGTAGTGCGGCGCGAGCAGCTTCCATATCACCACGAGCTTTGGCAATTGCTTTTTCTACAGCAGCTTGATATTCACTGCGCTGTTTTTGAACAGCTTTCTCAGAGTTAATTAACGCTTTCTGTTCAGGAGACACAACTAAAGAGCCTTGCATAACATCTTTAAGTTGTTCAAGGACTTTGCGCAGTGGGGCTATACGATCGTCCAGTGCTTTTGCAGCCGCCCGAACATTTTCATTGGTGTCCTGCATGAACGCCAATAACTGATTGTCGGCATCTTGAAGACGGCGTCCTTGAGCCAACAGCTGCATGGCTTCATCAAACTGCTGTTTGTACTGAGTTAGTTGTTTTGTGTTGAACGCCGTTACCAAACGCGAAGCGGTCTGTTCTTCTTTTTTGGTTAAGGGCTGGCCCCTGCGATATTTTTCTAAAATAGCTTTTTCTTCTGCGGTTGTACCTGCTTCTGGCATACCTACAAATATTTTTGCCAACTGCTCATCAGTCCAACGACTAGTGTCTTTCCAAAAGTATTGCGTATCTTGGACAATGCTGTCCATGCGGTCTTTGACTTTTTCAATAAACTGCAAGCGTCTAGCCAGTGTTATTTTTTTGCCAAGCCGTTGTTGTTCGGATTTAGCAAACAGCGCCCGCGCTTTATCAAGAGCTGCCCACACGGTTTTCATGCGTGGAGAGTTGGCAAAGTTCTTTGGAGTTGCGCGGATGTAGCCAATATCTTTTTCCGTCTCAGGGAACAGAGATTTCTGTCCTTCAGGCACAGTCTCGGTTGCGCGAATAGCGTCATTGATAGCGCGGATGTCTACTTGCTTAACGTCGCGTCCTGCAACGATGGCGTCAACCACGGGCTCAACTTTGTCTAAAAGCTCACGAGTAGCTTTGCCTGCATCCATAATATCAACGGCAGCATTGAGCGCATCACGGGCACCGGGACGCATACGGCCCATCTTGGACATCTTGTTGCGTACAAATTCTGTACGGCGACGCAGTTCTCCACCAAGCGTTGTAGCTGTCTCGCCACGGGCTTCCGCAGTTTTCTTGGCTTCCTCTGAAGCAAACTGTGTATTGAGCGGCTCAGCTTCTACTTTCTCAACTTTGCGTGGGGCTTCGTCTGTCAGCTTGTTTCTGGCAGCGTTAATGATTGCTCTGAAGTGTTTGATTTCAGCTTCGCTTAGTTTCCTTACACCACCACTGACAAGACGACGCTCGGTAACCGCAGAGCGCACAATCTTGTTGGCACGCATCTGGGCTGGTTCAATAATTACATCCTCGTAAACAGGAGCCGCGCCTTTTTCTTGAGCACGCTCAATCCAATTGTTAAAGGTATCATGAAGTCTAGACGCGGCGGCAAGGGCTTCGTCTGTTGTCAATGCCGGTCTATTTAAAGCACGACGGTTGATTGCGGCTTCTTGCAAAGCGCCTGTAATGTATTGTGCGCGAGCTTCTTCTGCTTTTTTAACCAAACTTGCTTCGGTTGTTTCTGCAACACCTTTACCAAAACCAACAAGTCGGGTTTCCATTTCTCCCGTTTCAGGGTTGCGAACTTGTTCAGTTTCTTTGCCAAGCGTTAGTTGAGACCTTACGTCAGATGTAGCATCTTCCAGTTTAGCCATGGCTTCTTGTTGCGCACGGCGTGCAGCAATCAATTCACGGGCGTAGGATGCACGAGTGTCTTCTTCGGCAGGGCCGCGCTTTAAACCTTTGGTTTCTGTACCAGCAGGCTTTTCTTTAGCCATTGCGTTAAGCTGATCGTTTGCATTGTTCAGCCTTTGGAACGCTTCCATTGCTGCGTCTCTATTGCCTTGACGACGGAGTGCGCGGTAATCTCTATCGGCTTGCTCTACAACGTCAAACAACTGGTCTACAGTCTTACGTACTGTAGGCGCTTCGCGCAAAGGCATAAGGTTTTCATTGACCTTAACTGCGCCGGGCTGTCCTGACAAAGCCTTCTCAAACATTGGGTCAAGGTAGTCAAAGTTTGGCTCAGAAGTTCTCTTCTGTTCTTCAACCTGTTCTTCCGACGCACGCAACAGAGCAAACTGGTCTTTGGGCGTAGTAAGCTTCTGTTGGTCAAGCGCTTGTTCTTGCGTACGCTGTTGCATAGCTGTTTTGGCTTCTGCGGCTATGCGAGATTTTAAAGAGTCGTAAATTTCTTCGCTGCGCAACAAAGGCTTGTTGTCCTTTGTCATTGGCAGACCTTCTAGCGTAGGTCGTGTTTGCACAAGCTGTTGAGCCTTGGCAAAATCTTGCATCAAATAGTCTACATAGTCTCCAAGCGCTTCAGACTTATATTTGGGGCTGTAGCTTGCCGCAGTATTCATCTGCTCATTGGCCAAAGCAATACGCTGGTTGCCATACTCTGCAACTTGTTGTCGAGGAGTCAACTCAGCCGGTGGTCTTGGCGGTGTAGCAATCTGTTGCTCATACAACTCAGGGCCTTGTTCTTTTTTCTGCTCTTCTGTCTCAGGCTCCAGACCAAACGCATACTCTTGTGGCGTGAGCTTGGCAACGCGCTCTTGCTCTGCTATTTGACCAAGCACGCTCTTTGACTTGTAGTAGTCGTCCGCCAGAGGCTCAAGCTCTTTGCTCAACGCTTTAATCTGTACATTGAGGTCTCTGTTAAACGCACGGTCTGCGTCAACAGTAGGAGAACCTTTTTCAATCTTTTTAATCTGCGCAATTAGGTCTTGCTTTTGTTTAGCCAGTGCGTCGTACTGTTGCACAACTTCCTGCGCATACTCAGGTGTTGTTTTACGCTTACGCTCTTCCTCAAGGCGCTTTTCTTCTTCTGCACGCAGCGTAGCAAACTCATCTTGTGCCTTAGGCCCACCCTTGGCACGACGACCTAGCGCCAGATCAAACAAACCTTGGGCTAACGCACCAACCGCGCCACCGTAAGCAGCAGACTCGCCGACGCCTTCAATAATTTCTTGGTCAGGTTTGTAAATGCCTTTGGAGATTAAGTTCTGCGCAGCCTGAGATGCGGCTTCCTGTGCGGCTTCTTCACCGCCAGCCAGCAGTGCACGTTTAACATAGGACACAGCGCCATCTTTAACAGGCTCTGATATACGTCCAAGAATACGGGCGGGAGCAAACATCTCGCTGATGCCGACCACTGAGCCCAAAGCGGTTGCGCCTGCACGTTGTCCTTCTGTGGCTCCGCCTTCTTCGGCACGAGTACGGGCTTCTCCAGCACCTGCGCCAGCACCAAGCGCAGCCATGATCCCGCGCCCTGCTACACCAAAAGGCCCTGCGGCCAAGAACGGAATGATTGAACCGGCAGCTTCGCCAAACTTACGCCCAACAGTATCCTCATAGCCCGCCGTAGCTTCAAACGGTTTCTTGGCAGAACCTGCAAGACTTGCAATCCCTGTACGAGCAGCTTTTTCAGTTTCTTCAGGAAGTAGTGCGGATGCGCCAATAGCCGCGCTTTCCACCAAATTGATAGCGCCGGGGGCTAAACCTTTAAAGAACTCTTTGGCTTGACCGCCAACCGTAGTTTCTTGTCTAGGGGCTCCCTTAGAAGCAAAGGCTTCCGGATACATGCGCTGTGCCCGCTCCCACGTTTGTGCAGGAGTTTCGCCCTCCCTAATGGTTACAAATCTACCGTCTGGTAAAGGGAGTGCTTGTGGCATGGTGCGTCCTAATTGTGCGGCTTGAGATTAACCCCCGATAAGGCCGAACCTACCGGGGTGTTTGTATTATGACATTAAGGCAATGCGCTGGCAACATTAACAGGTTTAAAGCCGCCTGCCAGTTGTTCTTTTTGTAACTGTCGGATAGTGGCAGCTTTAGCTCTTTCTGCGGGATCTTTGGACGCTTCCATCGACTTGAGCAAAGCTTCTCCAGCAAACCCAGAGTAGTCTTTTAGTAGCGTTTGTATGCCTTTACCCTCAGGCCCCATCACAGTCGAGTAAAACTCAAGACCTTTCTTGGGGTCTCCACCGCCAAGGTTGCCGTAAAACTTAGACTGCTGGTCGGGCGCATTGAGTTGCGTAATCAAGCGAGCATTAGCGGCAGCTTCACCCATCCCCGCAATTTTTTCACGCGACGTATTGGCTGATATGGTGTTGAAGATATCCGATGAAATCTTAGCACCTGCGTCGGTAATACTGTTAATAGCGGTAATGCCAAAACGCGCAGACGCCTGTCTAGACGCTTCAGCCTTTTCTTCAAACGATTGAGCCTTATCAAAATTACCGCGATCTTCTGCACGACGCGCTTGCTCAATGTATTGCAATTCTTTACCGCGTTCTTTGGCGGACTTCTTAAACTCTTTCATAGCGCCAGAGTAGTCGTCTAAGCCCAGCATGGCTCCTTTAGCAAGATTTACGGCAGCATTTGGTGATTCGCCTGCGGCAACGCCTAAGAAACCTTTGAATAACGCCATCAAACCGGCTTTTTCTTTGTCGGTTGCATCTTGCAGTTCTTCTTTTTTCAAGGTCTGCTCGTAGCCAGCAAACGCAGGGCCTTGTTTTTTATTAAATGCATCTAAAGCCGCAATGCTGGTTTCTTTGGCATTGGTTGCGTCCATCTGCTCTTGCAGTACTGTGCGTTTAATATCGCCTATACGTTCTTTTGAGTTGGAGAACTTGTCGCCCAACGCTGTAGCGTCGTCAATGGTAGGCGCTTTTGGTGCCTTGTAGCTTGTAGGCAAGTTAACCACTGGGGGCACAGGAGGCTTGTCGGCAGGAGCTTTATCGGCGGTAGTTTTAAATTTGCCCGCTTTCTCATTAGCCATCAAAACTTCGTCTGGGTTGACAACGTCTTTAGGAGCGCCCATGGGTTTCTGACTGGGCTGTTTAGTCATCTCAGCTTGGTAGAACGCTTTTTCTTGTTCCGTAGCAATGCCCGTGTGAATGCGATAAGCAATCTCACTTAACGTGGCTTGCTTTTTCTTTTCTCCCATGTAGCCTGAGAACCGTTCAAACATTGTTTGATTCTCGGGAGAACCCTCTTGCGTAAACTCAGCACGCGGTTGTACAGCCGCCATGCCGGGGATGTTAAACATAGGGTTACTACTAACAACGCTGCCGTCGCCGCCGATAGATCTTGGCGTGCCTTGATAGCGAGGTACATGCCCACCACCAGACATACGAACCACAGGCTCGCTTTGCTGGGCAAAGTTAAACATACCGCCCATACCGCCTGTGGCCATGCCTTCTTCGTCGTCTTCGTAGCCTGCAATACCGCCATCAGCCAATGTTCGCATATTGGGCGTTGGGATCTGAGCAATGCCTTGGTTCTCTGGAAGCTGTTGCTGAGCCATTCCCGCAATAGCGGCATCGGCTACTTTAGGTTGAGGCATAGCACCGGCTTGTCCTTGGCCTGCCGCACGAAGCTGTTTGCGTTGATTGCTTTCTGAAATGGCAAGGGAGAGGATGTACGGGTCGCCCTTATGCATCATGGCGTATTTTTGCAACGCCTGATCTGGTAAACCCCGCAGAGTTGTTGTGATTTGGTTTACATCAATCATGTTCTTCAACCCATGTTATAGATTGCTAAGTCAGCCAAACCTGCTGGGCGGCGTTCCAAGTCGCCGGTAGCTCCACCAGCCGCACCAAACAATTTAGCGCCAGTCAGTGCCGCACCACCAAGACCTGCAACTTGAGACACGGCAGAAGGGGGCGTCTGATACACAGAGCTTGACTGCTGAGTCAATGGCAAGCCGCGCAAGATGTCAGACATGAAGCCCAACTGCTTGTATGGGTAGTTCTGGTAGTTCAAGAAGTCTTGGTACTGGTTGTTCAGCACGTTCTGAACTTGCTGTTGCTGCTGGCCACCGAACTGGTTCTGCAGCCCCAAGATGCCCATGTTCTGCTGATACTGCGTGTTGCCGATGTTGGCCAAGTTACCTGCGGCAGTATTAGCTGTCTGCAAACCCTGAAGTCCCAAACCTGCGCCAAACTGTTGTTGCTGCGCGTTCAGCTGGTTCTGCGTATTGAACTGCTGCATAGCTTGTTGGTAAGCATTGTTCAGCCCCTGAGACTGAATGTCGTTCAGCTGCATACCAAGATTGCGCTCGCGCTCGGCTCGCATAATTGCGTCTCTGCCGCCACCAAAAGCACCGGCTTTAGTAGCTTGACCTTGTTGCTGAGTGCCTGCAATATCTGACTGGCGTTGGGCTTCCCGCTTCTGGATGTCCACCACATTCTGCATGTAGGGGCTCATCATGCTAGATGCCGCGCCGCTTGTAAAATTAGCCGGGTTAAATGTGTACTGCGTGTTCAGAGCGCCAAGACCTGCCATGCCTGAGAGCGCGGTTGCATCGCCCAACTGAGGAGCGGCCTGCATTGCCCCTGCGTTTTGATACGCCTGCTGTTGCAAAGGTGTGAACTGCGCAACGCGATCCCCCTGATACTGCATGTAGGGGTTTTGCTCAGTGTCGGTAAAGTACTGCGCTTTACCTAGCATTTCCTCTACAAACGGCTTAGCGTAGTCGGGGATTGAGGTTTGCGATATCGTTTGTTGGGATTCTTGTAAAGCCATGATCTATTCCTTACGCGGGAAGGTATTTGTCGGCACGCGTGTTGGCCGCTACTTTGTTTTTGCCTGTGGTCTTGCCCCGGGCTTTCTGAACTCGGTCCATCATGGCGTACAACTTACGAGCGCCAGCTTCTGTAGAGCCGTTACCCAGCTCAGACACGATGCGTGCAGGCACTACGAACTCACCATCGGCAAGGCGTGCGGGTTGCTGCTTACGGCCAATGGTTGCTGGAATGCTGTCAGACACGCCGTCACCGGGACCACGAAGTAGTCGACCGCCATCAGAGTAGCTACCCAAAGAACCCAGACCACCGCCTACGGCGTAGCCCATAGCGCCGCCCATAGCAGCCAGCTCTTTTCCTGAAGCGTCGTAGCGTTTGTTATTGTTGCCCAAGTAAGTGCCGTCGTCTTGCAACGTTGCGGTGATGGTTTCAGTGCTATAGCCTGACGAATCAACAACAGAAATTGTTGAAGGCTTACCTGCTTTAGCAGCGGTAGCAGCGGCTGTGGCTTTTTCGGCAGCGGTCAATGGTGCCACATACTTAGGGTTAAGTACCATTTTGCCATCAACATTGATATACTTTTTCTTGGTCAGATCGGTTGGATAGCCAAGAACGGCTTCTTCGTACGGTTTGGCAATCTCACTGGCTACAGACCTAGTTGGGTATTTGGCTGCGCCGGGAGTTCCTGCACCTTTGCCGATCAGGTAGTTGTATGCCGCCAACGAGTCACTGCCCTGCGTGTTATATAGTTTGTCATGCTCTTCAGGCGTCGTAGGAATGTAAGGCGTGTAGCCCAAGCTACCGCCGCCAGCGGTGTACGCATCTTTAAGCTGTTGGATGCCAATGAATCCGCCGTATGGACGACCGGGGATGTTAGGTTGCACAGTGGTAGAACCGTCAGCGTTAAACGTCAAATCGCCGGGGTTGTTGACATTTCCATAAGGGTTAGTCGTGCCGGGAGGCGCATAGGTCTGTGGGGTTGTTTTTTCCGCTGCCTTGACTGCGTCATACCGGCGCTGAACTTCATTGCGAGACAATCCAAAAGCTTGGGCGGCATCATTGATGGAGTACTTGTTGTCATCCATAAACTTGACCCAGTCTTTGTCAGAGACGTTTCCACCCAGTTCTTTTGACAACGCGTACGCACCTTTGTCGAGGTTGTACCCGCGAGTAATGTCTTCTTTTGACCAACCCGCGTATTTGGGGTCATGTCTGATAACGGCGTTGTAGTATTCAGTAGGGTCAATACCTTCGGCTACCATGCGGTTGTAGATGCCAAGCGTGCCAGAACCGCCAGTGGTGTCTGTTGAACCTACAAATGGACTCGCCAGACTAGCAATGTAACGGTTGACATCGGCGGGGTTAGCGTTTGTATCTATGATGGCTTGATCAAGGTTTATATCTTTGTTGGCGGGGTTTGATAAAAAACTGCCCATCTGTGCGTCTGTATAAGCAGTGTATGTAGGAGAAGCCTGATACGTGCCGTAGGCTTGCCCAATTGTGTCTTGTCCAATACCAAGGTTTGTAAGGTAGTCTATAGCGGCTTGTTGATTGGCTGCGGTGTCGCCGCCGCTAGCAGTGGTAAACTGTTTATAGGCCGATGCAATATCTTCGGCTGAACTGTCTTTTGTCAGCGTTGTGTAATCACCACCGCCAGCCAAGGCCACAATACCACCGCCAGCCATGGGCGTGGCGTATGCGTCAGCGAAGTTACGTGCGCCCCACTCGCTGGCCAACACCGGAGCTAAAGCACGGGGGGCTTGAGGACGATCCCCCGTTACGTACTGTCGAATGTACGCGGGGTTGGTGTTGGTAGGCGCTTTAGTTGCCGTTGGCACCATCATGTCTGCCATGATTGGCGAAGCTGCTGCGGCTAGGGGCATCATGTTCTGTTTGGCAAAACTCATTGCCGCTGTTGGGCTAGACGTTGCTGCATTAAAACCGGCAGACAGCACGTCTGCTTTAGGGGCCGCCGCAATTGCTTGCGTAGCGCCAAACCCGCTTTCGGGAGAGCCAATCGGCCCCTGAAGACCTTCTGCTGCTGAACCAATAGACGCTGAACCCGCACCCATCAAACTATCGCCCAAGCCCGCGCCACCATAAGCACCCAGCCCGGCCATGAGGCCCTTAGACAAACTGCCGGTAGCCAAACCCGTAACCCCACCAACCAACAAGCCCGCAGAGGCCGCACTAGACAAACCACCAAAAGCTATGCCCATACCGGCAGGGCCAAGCGCAAAGCCTGCGATCATTGGCAACAACTTCTTCAGGAAGTTAGCTTCGGGTAAACCCGTATCTGGATTGATTGTCAGTGAGCCGCCATGCTTCATGGCCAAAGCCTGCAGACCGGCAACCTCGTGCGGGGTCATGTGAACAAGCATAGAGTCGCCGTTGCGACCCTTGGAGGACATGTGATTGGCTAAAACGTGCAGGCTCATAGTTGCCTCTCGGAATGGGGGTTGATTGAGTTTATCATGTTGGGAGCGCAGACACAAATGACATGGTAGCTACCACCGACTGCGTAGAAGGCTTAGTGGGCGTGCCGGAAGCGGCAAGGTGTTGAATAGTTACATCAGCGTTAGTTGGCGACCAGTAAATCTCAACGTAGTCATTTGCCGCCATACTTAAAAAATAGTTCCACCCAATAATAGAGTGTCCGGGCGTACCGCCGTGGCTGTTTGGAATAGAAAGAAACCCCGTTGAGCCAGTTATATCTGTGCCGTTTTGACGTAGCCAGATATACACGTCCTGCAGACCAACGTTTGCATTTGAAAACTGTGTGCTGAACTGTAAGTTGTATATACCAGCCGTTGCTACAGTAATTTGAGATGAGCTAATAGACACATCATTTGCAAAATCAGTAGTATTAAACGTCATTAACGTAGCTGTATTAGCTGTCGTTGTTTGGTCTTGGTCGCTAGAGAATGCGCCGTAAGGAACGCGCAAACCCGCTGTATTTGAGGAAGTGTTTAACTCTCTTGTGAAGTTATCAAGCTGGTTAAAGTACAAACGTAGGACGTTGTTAAGCTGCTCCTGATACCGCGAGTCGTACTGCCCCGGAGCAAGGGGTAAGTTAGGCGCAGCAACTCTATTAAGCTCATAGTTAGAAGTAACAACAAGAGTCATCGTCTGCCATCCGGTCTAATGTCAATACGAGTTGCGCCAAGCTGCCACTGCGTACCAAGTGTGTCGGACGACGCTTTCAAAATCAACTGGCGACCGCGAAGGCGTGTGTTGACCTGCCCCGTGAAACCTTCAGTGATTGTGTACTGAACGCCAGTAAGTTGATCTACGTCCGCAGCAACGGGAGTGCTTGTGCCTGAACCCGAGTTCTGCATGGGGTACACGGTCAGCGTTAGCTGCGGTGTTGTGTTCTCGTCTGACCCTGCAAAGCTCAAGTCAGGCAACATGCGCCAAACAAACCCGAAGTTGTGGCCGTCCCCAATGTCAAACTCAGACGAGGAAATATATGCTTCGATAGGCAATGGTGTAGCGTTTTCTTCATCGTTAACGCCTAGTTCATGGCTGACAATCTTGCCTTCGCCGCCCGTGCCGTATGTGGCTGCAATAGGGTAGTTTTGTAAGCCTGAGTCCAACCACGCTGTTCGTGCCATCGTGCCGTAGTACCACACTTTTTCAAGATAGTTGTACACCACGTACTTGTCAATTGCAGTGCTGTCTTTAGAGCAGTAGAACCACCACACTTCATTAAAGCCTTCGTTGGTGCTACCAAACACTTGGTAGTTTTGGGTCAAGTTAATGTCTTGGTAAATGAACTTGCGCAGATCACAGTTGAGCGTCTGCACGCGGCCATCGTATGAGTAGAACTTATCTACGCCCATCCAATACACAACACCAGAAGCTAGGGCTACTGAGTTGGGGCCAAGGATAGAAACGTTGTCACCCAAGAGCTGTGAACTCCACACAAACGGAGCGCCCAAGTACTGAAGCGAATACACAGAAGCATCTGTGAACACCACAATCTCTTGACGGGTTTGGATAACAGACACAATCTTTGAGCCGTGCGACAAACGGATACTACCTGCTTGGTTTGTAATTGCGGGCGTCCACATTGTGGGGTTTTCCTGATCCGACCAGCGAATCAGCATTGGGTCTTGTACGGTGCTACCAATATCATTGCAACCAAACGCAAACACAAAGCGACTCGCATCAGATACAAAAATGGAGTTTTGTATAGTAGGCACATCAGACGCACCGCCTAGACTTGACAGCAAAATACCACGAACCGACAAAGAATGAATTCCAGACTGAGTGCCCGTTGTGTTAATCGCCACACCGCCAAAGGTTGCAGCTAGGGTCACAGTCGTAGTAGTAAAAGATGTGGCTGTTACATAGTACGTCACATTAGGAAAAAGACCTGTAGGTAAAGCGCCTGTGGTTACAAGCTGTAGCGCGTCTCCTACAAGTAGGCCGTGCGCATCACCAAAAGTCAAAATCCCGGGGCTTGCAATGCTGATGGTAAATGTCTGACCGGGTAGCTGGACGCTAGCGTTCCAGTAATAAATAGCGCCGCCAACGGAGGCAAAGATCAAGTCTTCACCAAAGTTAGACTGCGTCCATAGCTGCAAGGGTGCGCCAGTAACTTTATTAGTACCCCAACCGCCAAGACCCCAGCCACCACCGCCCCAACCCACCGACGGTGTCTGCACCTCAGAAGCCACGTTAACTAAATAAGTTGCAACTACGCTTGCGCCGCCACCCGTACCAGAGCCGTTTGATAGCGTGTTACCAAAAGCAGTAATTGTGTACGTGTTAAGGTCGACAACAGATACTTGGTATTCTCTGTTTAAAAGCAGAGCTGTAATGGTGGAGTTGATACCCGTAGCGCCGCTAAAGATCACAAAGTCGTTGGAGTTACAGCCGTGCGCTGCGTCATACACAGTAATTGTGGATGAGTTGTTTACAACCGTAAAAGGATCGCCTGTGCCGCTTGAACCCAGCATAGGGCGCACAACTTTGCGAACAGGTGTGATGTCAAAGAACACACCACCTTGGTTAATGTAGAACTTAAGACTAGTACCAGCGCCGATCAAGTTCTGTCCAGCCAGTGTCACCCAGTTCCAAAGAGAGCGGCACACACCTAAGAACGTATCCGCAGAGAACTGAATCCAGCCGCCAATCTTCTCAGGCGTACCTTGACGAAAGCGTACCTTGTCACACTCGTACCAACCGCCTTCAGTGGTGTAGCGTGTATTCTCCCGGTTGACGCCCGGCTTAAACAGTACTTTTTGTAGTGGCATTGGCAGTCCTAGGATAGAAACAGTGCTTTTTCAGCGTCCCTGCGCTTTTTTAGCCCTGCCAGTATTTTGCCACCACCCATGCAATACAGCAAGAGCGCATCGGCTGCGCCTTCCCAATCTCCACGGTTTATTTTCATCCGAATAGACGAGCGCTGAAACCCACCCAGTCCGGCATTGAAGGAAAAGCTGACGCACGCATCGAAAGCGCCTTGACGACCAGATACAGCGGGAGCAAGTCTAAGAACACCACGTTCAAAAATAGCGATGTCATTGTCGAATATCTTATAGATTTCTTCTTTTGTCCAGACACGGTTGTCCTCCGGTTTTAATGGCATTTCTTTGCGGATCATGGGGGTTTCTTTGCCTTCCACCCTTGCCACGGGCAGACGGATTTGGTCTTGGTACAGCACATGCCCATAACCAATCGTCCAGATCTGAGCAGGGCACAGGTACGGTTTAGTCCTGTACCCCTCCCATTGGTGCATTAACTTAGCGCCAGCTTCGCCCAGTTTCATTTCTTGCTCCAGCTTCTTGAGCCAAACCAGAAGCCAATGATCCCGCCCAACATGGCCATCTCATCGCTAGAGAAGATGATGTCAGACAAACGAATTAGGTCTTCCATGCTCATCACCAAACTTGGGCGGCTGTACACGTAGTAGGCAATCCAAGCGTTAATGGCACACAGTTCCAGCACAAAAATGTACGTCACCATCGGGCGAACCGTGCCCACAAAGTTCACCACCCATGTGCTGGCATTGTCCATAATCTTCTTGTCATGGTCATAGGCTGCAACAGTCATCTGGGCATCTGTCTCCATTGCAATCTGGTCGGTGCGAATTTCTTCCATGCGTTCTTGAGCCGCAAAGCCTTGAGCCGCCATTTGAAGCTGCATCTGCATTTGGATATTAGCCAGTGCCAGCTCGTGCTTCTGGTCAGCTTTGTTCTGGAAGTAATCCAGCAGTTTGGGCAAGCCCGATATGAGCAAACCGCCAAGTGTTGAGAATAGTGAAAGCATTACAGTCCTATCATTCCAAGAAGTTTATCGACAATTTTCCCCGCCAACTCGTCAGGCAAGAAGCGGAGCAGACCAAGCACCCACCACGCCACACAGAGCCTGACGAACACCTTGAAGAAGAGGTCAGCTTGTTTTTGGTACTCATTCACCGACCACACCTTGCTGTAGCGCATAGTTCGTTAATTTGTGTAAGCCCCCAGCCAACAGCACCAACAAACATCACAATAATTACAATGGCAATTGCCCACTCCATCTGTTCGGCCTCGGCCTCTTTGCGCTTTTTCTCTTCAGCGTGTAAGGCCGCCATCTCTTTGGCATCATCCCTGTCCAGTTCAGCTTGACGGGCTTTAGCCGCATTCCATACATCTATGCGCCCAGCTTGCATAAACAACATTTTTAACTGCTCTTCAAACCGTTTGGCTTCATCCAAAGCCATCTCAATCTGTAACGCCGCACCAAGGTTAGACTTACCGCCCGTACGCTTGGCGTGAAGCATGGCCTTCGTAGCGGTTGACTTGGCATCAAAAAGCTTGGCTATTGACGGCGTTAGGCCTGCCAGATCACTAGCCACTTTACTAGCTTTTTTAACGACACTGATTGCAGTTTGCAATCCTTCTAGCGCCGTGATTGGATCAATCATCTAAATTCAAAACTTAAATTTGCATGACGAGGGTACTGTACAACGCGCTCCCCTTCAGGACACTTGTACTTGATCGTCGCCAGCAAAGTGGCTTTGCCGTTAGTAACCTTCTCCTTGCCTACCATCGTAAGTTCGTAGGTGAACGTATCAATCTCTGGCCCGGCTGGGCCGCTAAACTTGCTTGCGGTGGTGGTTGCCTCATGCACCATACCAGCCGCATCACGGATGCTTGGCGTAAAACTCTCGACAGAACAGTCGTCCCGCTTCTTTATTCTTGCAACCGTGACGTTGATGGGCTTGCCAGCTTCTGCCACAATCTTAAAGTTTTCAGGCGACCACTCAATGATTGCGCGGTCAAACCAACCAAACTTGTCGGCAAGCGTGTAACTACCGCCTAAAGCGGCAACGGTAGCGGCAACGGCTCCAATTGCTTTGGTAATGTCAACCATTTCATCCCCAAATCCAAACAAGGGTGAACGTTCCCCAGATTATAAAAATAACCAAAAAGGCCGCAACGATGAACGCTTCGACCCAGTCCCACATGGTCAGGCAGGAGCGCTAGGCTCTTCTGGAGGGGCTTCAGGGGCGGCAAACGAGCCGTCCTCTTGCCTGACCCAGTTGACTTGCACCTCATCTTCGACCGTTTGGCACTGGGCCAAAATGCTTGGGTGGAAACATTGGTCAATTGTAAAACCCTCAACAGGTACAAGAATCTCTGCGACTACGTTGTTTTGAATTCGTGCTGTTTTCATTTTTACCACTCCACAATAACCATACCACCGCCAGCAGGGTAAGAGGTGGACGCACCTGCACCGCCACCGGGGTAGCCGCCGCCTGAACTATTGCCACCACCACCACCGCCGTTTATGCCACTCTGTTGTGGGCCACCGCCACCGCCAGTGCCAATGAAATCTATTGAAAATCCACCTTGCATTCCAGATGTTGGCATTGGTGGGCTTCCGTTTGTGAAGTAAGTGCCACCACCTGAACCCATAATGCCATTGCCGCCAGTAAAGCTAGCGTTACTTCCTGACCCGCCACCTGACGCGCCAGTTCTTCCGTTGTCACTAGCGGTGATAGCGCTTTTTCCGCCATTCCCAAAAAGGTTGCCAACGCCACCACCAGCGACTGCCTGATAGCCTTCGCCGCCAGAAGTGTTTATATCGCCACCTACGCCAACGCCACCAGACACTACCTGCGCACTAGACGCAGAGCCTCCGCCTGTCGCAGAGCAGTACAAGCCGAACGAGGAAGTCCCCCCAGTAGAACTGTTGCCCAAACCAGCGGAGCCAACGGTTACGGCAATAGATGTCACTCCCGTCAATTCGTATATGGCACGCATTGTGAAGCCGCCACCTCCACCTCCAGCGCCGCCGCCGCCACCAAAACAACGGGCGCGAACTTTAGCAACGCCCGGTGGTACATACCATGTGCCCGAGTAAGGGAAGATTTGAACCTGTCCAGTGCCAAAGACACCAGAGAGGGGGTTGGACGCCTGAGATTGAATAGGAACAGCCATTATGAATTTCCTTGTAAATTGACGCTTCGTCCGTTGAAGGTTCCTTTGACGCCATTCACCGCCGCGCCAGTGCTGTCAAAAGCGCCAGTTGCCGTGCTTGTGTATGACGCTCCTAACAAAACCTGTCCGTTGTTTGCCAGCTGGCCTGTGGAGCCTGCTGTTGCGCCTGTAATGGCAACCCCAGCAAAAACGCCTGCGATGTTTGAAGAAGTAGTTGTTGGCGCAATTGGCGTCAACGCCGAAGGAGTTACGCCCGCGACGATGGGGTACGAATTTGAAACGCTAGTGCCGTTGATAATCAGGAAAGTTGGGAAACGGCTTGTGTTTAAAAAAGTAAGGACGCAGTTATTTCCCACTCCAGAAGTGACTCGGGGTTGGGCCGCAAGGCCGTACGAACCACTCACGCTGTATCCATTGTTTGAGAACATGGGGACGTTGCTAGTGCCAGTTATTTGGTATGGCAGTTGCTGACCACTGCTGAACGTCATTTGTGCTGGCAGGCAGGCAATACCTATTTGCGTGCTGTCGTATGCCGTTGCTATAACTACATTGCCGTTGCCAGTCAAACCTATGCCCATCATAGGGTTCGAAATTGGGCCGTTTGTTGAACCCAAAGGCCAAGAGCTCAATGCGGCGGTTGACCCAACGGTTGCAGCTCCACTGTCTGTGAACATAAAATAATCAGGGTATCCAGACTCATAGCTTGTATAAATATACATACCAGACTCAGTAGCACACAGTTGCGGACTTTGAATGGCCGCACTCATGCTAAATGACACTACAGCCGAACTTGTCCATGTGTTTGGCGCTGTTGGAACAAAGGTTTGAGAGTACCCCGGTCCCCCGCTGCTATACCACCCGCAAACAGCAAATCCACCGTGATTGTTTCCTGCGGCAGTAAGAGATTGCGCGAGGGAAGTAGTGGTAATTTGACTTAAAAGCGTTAACGATGAGTCATATACTCTTGCATATACGAGGCTACTGCCGTCCACGCTATAAACAAACACAAAATTGTTGTCTGTCATGCCAGAAATGTCAAAAACCAAGCTTGTGGAGTAACCTGTAATGGTGACGTTGACGCTGGATGTAGGCGAATAACCAGAACTAAAAACTTGCAAAGTAGCAACGGTGTTACTTGTTGAGGTATATGCCACAACAAATCCGCCACCAGACAGCGCCCCAACTCTTACAGAAAAATCTGTACCGTTACCAGAAGTTGAAACAGTTGCGGTGGTTATCAATAAACCTGTTGGCGAATATACGCTTGCGTAAACCGGGTAAGGTGCACTGGAAGATTTCCATGCCACAACAAAGTTACCATTTGGCAACGTGCAACTAGCAATCGAATTAGCACTTGAACCAGAAACAACTGTAGGCCCAGATACCGTAGATGGAGTATTTGTGACCACTGTTGCCGAGTTGACTGTTGAATAAAACGACAACGAGTTAGGATTAACTGTAGACGGAATGAACGCCCCGGCAGGCTGACCCGTAACAACGACTGAAGGGCCAGTTGTAGAAGAAACTGGCTGAATCGCATAGTTTGAAGTGCTTATTTTGCAAAACACTTGATTTACAGGTTTCTGTTGATTGGTTGCCGAAACCCAATACGCATTGACAAAACCGCCAGATTCAATCAAAGTAATTTTGCTGTACCTACCCGCAAAACCACCAGTCACCTGAATAGGTATTGCGCCAGTGACGTTTGAGCCGCTCACACTAACCCCAGAAGAGTTATAGAACGCATACTGCATATTCCCATAACCATCTGAAAAATACATAATAAAATTGCCAGAACTAAGGCATTGGAGGCTTAAATAACCGCCCGCATAGTTGGTCTGGTAAAAGCTGTTTGCTATAGGAATCGCAATATTCTCTGCGCCCATCGTATTGCTTAGTGGCAAAAAACGGAATGCTGGGTATCCATATGTTCCGTTGCTTGAGTAATAACCAATAACAATTGTTGTTCCATCAGCCTGCACAGAGGCGTCTGGGTTTCCAGCGCCTTGAGCGCTTGAGGATATACCAGAGGGAGTTGTAAATTGGGTTATGCCAATAATTGCCGCCCCTGCCGAGTTGTAAAGCCTGTAGTAGTAGGTTGTGGTGTTAAATCGGTCGCAAACAAACAGGGAACTGTCGCTCCTTGATGTGAAAGCAAACGAATTTTCAACAGCAGCTGCAATTATTCCAGTGGCAATAGTTGCGTATGCACCAACACCAGTAGCGTTGTATGCACGCAAAAATATCTGACTTGATGTATTTTTTGCGGCAATAGCGAAGCCGCCGTTTGCCAGACTCGTCATCTCGATAGGAACGTAAGACGCACCGAGGGAGAACGAGGTGTCCTGCGTAGCCGCTGTGACAACGGTTCCGCTATTGTCGTAAATTGCATAGTTGACGGAGTTTGCTGTTCCGCCAGTGTTGTTTATCCAACCTACAGCAAATCCGCCACCAATCAAAGCGACAACAGAAACAGCAGAGTAGCTGGCATTTGTAAATGTTGCAGAAACAGATGTTGGCGCGACCACAACAGTGTTAGTTGAGTCAACAATTCTAAAATAGACTTGGTTTGGAGTTGATGGCGATTGGGTGTAATTTGTCCAAACCTGAACAATATTACCGTCGGTCAAAACAGCCGCAAACTTCCGAGATGTCCCGCCAGAAATTCCAGTTTGCATCTGAGCAAATGAAAATGCTGGAGAAATAATTCCGCCTACCCCGTTAGGATTGATTGCGGCTGGAAGCGCAAAATTAAAATTTACAGTGCTAGGCGGCGTCAAATTGGCAGGATTCTTGTAGTCGCCATTTTGAAAGTACACAGGGTCGCCAGCATTAAAGCCAGTGGCTGTGTAGACCTCAGTAACGCTTGCTGTGCCTGAGTTGTTTGGAAGCTGTTGAATAGAACGTGACATTTTTAACCCTCGTATCCGTAGACGTTGACATTTACACCAGCGACAGTGGCATAAGCAACTACCAATTTGCCAGCAGTAGCGACCAAGCCGCCCCGCTCCAAAACACTGTTTGGCGGAATCACGGTCTCAAACTCCAAGTATTCAGCCGCTGTTGGTGTTGATGTTGCGGCAATTGCCAAGTTGACAGCAACAGGAAAACCGCTCGTGTTGTTCATCGAGACATTGAACACAGACGGAGTTACTGCAACCGTGTATACGGTGGTGTTTGTTGCGGCGGCGAGTGACGCCTGACCTAGTGTGCCTGATGCCATGTTCGTTCCTTAAAATTGGGCCATGAAATATGTTTTGGCGGTTGTTGGACCTGTGACTGGCAAATCATTCCAACTAGGGGCTGCGCCAGCATTTGCCGTCAATACCTGTCCGGTCGTACCGTTGGTCAAATACGCAGTTGTACCTACTGAGGACTGATACACCACCGTATACGCACCGCCACCAGCTAAGTTTGAAGCCGTTGTAGCAGCAGGGCCTGCGCCCCACACAAGGTTTGTACCATCCCAAAGCAAAGCATTACCAGCGGTTACTGGGGCAGCTACAAAGCCTGTGGTGTTTAAACCTGTTTGGTATGCAACTCGATTAGCTGCACCGCCAGCAATGTTAGTTGCTGTGCCCACCGACAAGGTAGACTGCGCCACATACTGAGGGGCTGTAGCACCGGCAGTAAGTACTTGGTTTGTTGCACCAAGGGGGAGGAATGTGGTTGTGCTGGCCGCGCTCTGATAGGGCAGTGAACCTGTTGCGCCACCAGAAAGGTTAGTCACTGGAATTGTAGAAGGGGCCACCCAAGTCATTGCTGAACCTGTAGAGGACAGCAGGTATGTATTAGCGCCAACAGCGTTTAAGCCCGTACCGCCGGAAGTAATAGGCAACGCAGTACCCAGATCCAGTGTGGGCAGGTAGTCCATCGCCACGCCAACGTCTGTACCATTGTTATAGAGCCAAGCTTTCTTGCCGTTGGGAACACTCACACCGGTCTGGCCAGCAACCTTAACGGTAACTGCAAAGCCACCAACCGAGTTGTTGAATACCAGATATGGTTTGAAAATAGCTGGTACGTTAATTGTGCCCGGAGCAGACAACGTAGCCGTAACGTTCAAAACAAACGCGCGAGCAACTTGGTATGCAGGATCATCAATCAGTGTGTATGTGGCAACGTTGGCGGTGAAGTCGCCCGTAGCGCAAACAGCTGTACCAACAATCGCTTGCTCCAAACCGGATGCAGCCGAGCTTGTGCTACCAAGGTTAGAGTTGGTAATAGAACCCCACACACCCGACTTATCGCCGGTGGTCATCAGTTCTATTTTTAGATTGGCACTGTATAAACTTGGCATGATCTACCTTTAATACGAACTGCGGATCAACGCTGTTGTTGATGTGTTGGCAGGCATCGTGATCGTGAAGTTGGATGACGTCTTGTCGCTTCCAAAGTCTAGCACGGCAATGGATTTATTACCTTGCGTTTCGTTATAGATCAATGCACACCGCGCTGTGATTGTGCCAGTCCACGAGATGTTTGGGAAGCCCACATACGCAGTATAGTCAGATGAAGACGAAGAAACTGTAATAGGCGTGAGTTGTGCACCGCCTGCAGCGTACGGAGACGCCCCCGTTGTAGCTGGCACTTCGTTTGCGGAAGAGTACACAGTTGTGTCGGCATTCAAATTTGCGTCTGCCGTGTACAAAGCGATCTTGATAACGTCTGTAGTCAGGTCGTGAATACCTTGATACAGCTCCGCCTTGAAGCTCGTTGTTTGGGTTTGAACAATACTCATGAGACGGGTATCCTTGGCTCACGACGATAAGTGTCGGTTTGCTGTTTGCCCTCACCCAAGTTCTTCAGAAGCGCCAATGCCTCCATGTACTTCTGGTTGTACATAGCCGTCATGTCCTGCTCACCCTTCATGTAGGTGTTAGCCTCAACCAAAGTGCCGTACAGCAGCACAGAGCTGAAGTTTTCGCTTAGCCATGTTGTCGTTGCAGTGACAATGGACTCAGGCATGTAGAAGTAACTTAAGTTGGTGGTCAGCGCAGCGCTGGGCGTAGGTCCCAGAATGAACTGCAACTGCGTCACAGGTGTGGCAGGGCCATTGATTGCGTAGTACTTTGGCGTGCCAGTAGTGGCTGGATTGGGGTACGCCTCCTGCATGAACGCAGGGTCTTTGTTAAGCAAGTAAATGTAGTTGCCACTTGCATCAATCACGGCAAACGAATACACGGACAGCAAGTCTGTTGGCGCATTAAACGTATTCACGCTTGGCGTTAAAGCCGTAGTCGAGGTCTTACGTAAATTGGCCAGCTGCACCGAGTTGTAGATGCGCTGCTCCGCCTGCTGAATCATGGTGTTCATGTCAGTAGTGTCGAAGGTGTTCTGCGTGTAATCAGATACCGCAGTCACCAATTGGGAGTAAGTCAGCGCACCTAGTGTTGCCATATAAACCTCAAGCCATTGGGCCGCGAGCCATCACCCCTTTGGTAGCTGCGCCAGTACCACGGATTTTAATACCGGTTTCTTTTACAGACTCTTTGCCTTGTGAGTTGTTGTACATGCCAACACTCATACGTGGCTGCATAGCGGCCAGCGTCTCCAGACCAGAATCTTTACCGGGCGTTGTGGAAGCCCTAACGGTTTTGCCGCTCATTGTGTGCGGCTTTGCGTAAGCTGAAGCGGGAAGATTGTTAACTTTAGCCATGATTAGCCTCCGCGTTGGTTGTTCACACGCGCCATGTTGCGGCCAACCGCTTTCATCGCTTCGCTCTTAACGCCCAAAGATTTCTTGCCACCCTTGTCAGTCCCTTTGGTGGGGCCGCTGTTGGGGAAAACTTGAACGTCTGTCTTACCGCGTTTAGCGACGCCGTCCGCTGCTTTTGTGTATGCCATGATTAGCTCCTTAAGATACCGTTACTGTACCAACATTTGCTCTAGCCACCAAGTAGTTTGGTGTTAAAGCTGCATCAAAACTGCTGGCACCCCCAACTGGATTCCAGCCCCACTGAATATCACGACTGCCGCCTGTGGGATCGCCCCCTGCATTTGGCCCTGCAGTCACATAAGTTGTGTCTCTACGCGGGTTGCGTACAGCCTGCGGGTCATCCACCGGATACATACCCAACTGCAACTGCGGTTGATCGGGGTCCCAGCAAGTGTCGCACACCAACAGGTTGTACGTCTTGGTCTTGATGACCTCTTTGCGCAGTGCCGTTAATTTGAACTGGAAGCCACAGCGATCGCATATCGCGATACTGTTCTTACCAGAAGCAAATCTGTTGCCCATTATGTACCACTACCAATAAACATTTGACGAGGAACAAACCGCACAGATGCCTTCTCGCGGTCTTCCGTAGATGCCAACTCCCAAGCCTCATCGTACTGTTGTTTCAGCACGGGCAAACGCTCCGCACCACCGGGAACCTTAAGCGCCAAGTAGTAAGCCAAACCTGCAACCATGCAGGGTAAGAACCGGAACGGCACGTCCATCGTGTTCACGCCATTACCCGCATCATCAATGCGGCGCAAGCGCCAATATACAAATGTATAAGTCTGTGAGTTGTCCGGCACAGGCCAAACGGTAATCGTAGGGATTTCCTGACGGCGCTCAATCCACACCTGAATAGGTCTGGCTTGCTGTAATTTGTTTGGAATGGTTGCGTAAGTAGAAACACTGATACGCGTGATGGTCAAGTCCGCTTGAGTCGAGGCGCTCCCCGCGCCCGTGCGTATGACGTGCTCCATCAAGTCCACAGTGTCCGCAGGCAGGTTGTATGTGGCCGTACCGGGAACAAGAGGAATCGTCCCCTGCTCAAACGTCCACATGTTCAAACCACGGTTAGCCCAGTCAGCAAATAGAAGATTCAAACTTCGTCTTGCAGTGCGCAGGTCGTAGCCCGTGCGCATCTCAGAACCAGCGCGTTCAAACGCTTCCTCAACAACTTCCGTGAGGTCAAGATTAAATGCAGTGGTTCCAGAGACGGCCATTATTTCCTCGCAGTCTTAGCGGAATCAATAAACGCTTGGGCAGTGGGAGCACCCTTCTGTCCGGGCTTACGCATCTTTTCTTTAGACCCAGCGGCTATGCGTTTTTTCTTTGCGTGGATGTTGGCATACAAGCCAACAGGCCCACCCTCTTTGTACTGGGTAAAGTCAGTGTCATCCCTTCGGGCAGTCTTCTTACCCTTGGGCATTTTAGAGGGGGAGATGTCCCCCATCCCACGGCTAGCCATCATGGTTTAGCACATCTTTCCACGGGTCTTGCCTTTAATGGCAATACCGTCTGCACGTTTAGAAGCAGTCATACCGCCTTTGGCGTAGCCCATGTCGCTAATTTTCTTACGATCTTTAGCGTCTTTAGCGTCTTGTTTGGCTTCTTGAACTGCATCGAAATTAGCTGGTTTTTTAACACCGCGCGACTCACGCTTCATTTCAGCAGCGGCTTCGCTTTTGTCCTGCTCTCTTTGTTTTGTAAGTTTGTAGTCGGCATAACCAGCCGCACCACTCCCCGCTAACAAAGCTGGCCCTGCATTGTTTTCAAGAGCTTTAAAAACTTTGCCGCTTCCGCCACGACCTTCGTCGTACTCGTTAACGCTACGTTTCATGGTGCGTCCTTAACAGGCTTTGCCGCCCATGTTCATCTTAACCATTGAGCCTTTGGTTTTACCTTTTGAAGCAACACCGTCAGCACGACTAGAGGCAGAGCCGCCAGCTTTTAAACCCGCGTGGGCTTTGGAAGCGGGTTTACCGGCATGTTTTGCCAATGCAGCGGGCATACCGCCACCAGCCATTTTGCTAGTGCCTTTTTTCTTAGCCATCATTGCCATGAAGCCAGCATTCATTTTAGAAGCCATAGTATCACCACCTTTTGAAAATTTGCGGCCCTTGTCCGCAGTTGTAAAATCCTTGCCCACAGATTGCGGGACTCCTACTTTCTTAGCAAACGCTGGGTTGTTAGCCACCGCCGCCATGAAATTGTGTTGCTTCTTACTCGTCGACGGCATCTTTAGCCTTAGTACGTTTAGTTATTTCACGAACAGTATCAGACTCCCAGATACGAAGACCAAGGTAAATAATCGTGAACAAAGAGGCCAGAGGCGGGAGCCACGTAGCCATAACGCCAACAGTTGTCAAGACTGCTGCGCCATCTGCAACTGCTTTAGCTGTGTCGTGCTGAGTCATACCATACGTCCTTTAGTCTTGCCTTTTGTAGCGCAGCCATCAGCCGCAGTTACATAGCCACCATCCTTACAATTCCAAGCCCTCAAAGACTTATTGATCCGTGAATCCGGATCGTTGGCTGTCTTTGCGCTGGTTAGCTTCTTTTTCATCCCTTCCATCCTCGCACAGAAAGAGTCTCGCCGGGAGCCGCCTTCTGGCTGGGGCGGTTTCAAATTCATACCTTGCGCTTTCGCGGAGGCTCGTCCCTTGGCGTTTAAACCGCCCTTGGGGTTCTTGCCTTCCTTCCTTGTCCATGCAGGTGATTTTGCCATCATTCGGCTCCTGTGCAAACATGTTCTTCAGCGTGGTACTGCTCGGCTGTTAACTGCTCATCCCAGTCTGTTCCTTCTTCATTCAAGATTTGCCACTGCTTGCCGCAGAGGTTGCAGGAGATGTGGGCGATGGATTCGTTTATTTCAGACATTATTGGCTCTCCACCTGTGCATCAAGGGCAAATGAAGTTTGGGCTACCGTGCCGTTAATGTACACAATACGTGCGTATCTAAGAAACAACGAGGCGTTCAGTGTGGTGTATGTTGACGCAACCACAGCCACTTGAGCCGCAACACGCCAATTTGTACCATCTCGGCTAACTTGAATCTGTAACCCGTTCGCCGCGCTTGCTTGGTCAGCAAACACAATTGCGTTAATGGATTGGTACACGCTCATCGTATCGCCAAAGTCCAACGTAGCACTTGTAAATGTTGCGCTGATAGCCAAGTTGGTTGTGGATAATGCGTACTGTAGGTTAACTGGAAACGAGTAAGCGTTTGACAGCGCACCGCCGTTGTATGTCAAGAAAGTAGATATACGGAAATTGGTCTGCGCTGTTGCGCCGTTGACAAAACGCAAGCGGTAGTAGCGAGTTGAAATTGGTACGCTGAACTGTTGCCAGTTGGCGTTTGATGGGATTGCAACAGCCAAGGCTTGGTACCAGACCGTAGGCGTTGTGGAAGTCGTCTCAGTTCCAAGGTCAAGGTATAACTGGCCGGGAACCAAACCAGCGGTGTGGTTAACGCCAATCACAAGTTGCGTGTTGTAGACAGTGCCAGATGTGGTGCTTGACGCAATGTTTTGCGATGTACCTGTAAAGGTTGCACCTGCCGCCAAGTTGGTGCTTGATTGCAGGGAATAAGTGTTGCTGTTAGTTGGAACAACACTTGAACCAGACACTGACACGCTTCCGCCGTTAACAGCCACTGGAACAGATGCAGAGTTTGCGCCGTTTGCTTGGACCTCTACACGCTCACGCAGGTATTCATAGATGCGAACAAACGAGATGCGTGCGTCAGTGCGGCGAATGACTGCTCCGCCCGTGTTTGTCAAAGTGAGGGGTGCTGGCAGAGTTGTACCAGTCAAAGGCTCTAAAACAAGTGTGGACGTGACTTGATCTACAACTTTGTAAGCCCCATCAAAGCCAAGATCAGCGCCTGTTGCCCTGTTGCGTAAACCATACACATTGACATAGTCGCCAATGACCAAAGACCAAGACGCGCTACCTCCCAACGTTAATTGAGTGGTTGTGCTTGATGCGTTTCCTATGACTGGGGTTGCAATACCTTGAATATTCAACGAACCTTGGGAACGAGAAACAAGGCCACCAGCAGATGTCGCACTTACAGAAGCTCCAAACGTCACAGTTAATGTTGTGCTTGTCGGTACAGAGGCAACTGGAACTTGCGCTGTTTGGTTTGCAAAGTTTGTGGAATCACCAATGCCGTATATGGTTATATAGTCGCCAGTTGTCAACCCGTGAGCTGCGGCTGTAGTGATTGTTGCGACTGAAGATCCTGTTTTAACCGCCGACACAATCTTGCCATTGGGAATTGGCAAAGAATCCACGTTGGTAAAGCGAAAGCGAAGCGTGTACTGTTTTGTTGGATCTGGAACAACCTGAGTGCGCAATACTCGGGAGGCTGGCATACTTGTTGAGTCAACGTTGGCATCAAGAGCCTGCGCCATGTCAGACTTCAGAATAAAACGATATTCTGTAGTGGGCAAAAATGAGTAGGTGTACGGAGAGGCAATTGCTTGAACCGAGGCCGTTGAACCAGCCGTAACAGACTGATTGCCACCACCCGTTCCTGTTGGGAGCGAGTCACCCGCCGCCGATCTCAAATAAATAGACGCATTGGTTGTTGTTGCATTCTCAAAAATCTCCGACATGCCGTTTTGCGCGTACCCAAGCGCTGAACGTAAATACACAAAGCCTTGGCTTGTGTAAGGTCCGACAGTAAGAGTTGGGATAGTGCCACCGGGGCCAGCAGCGCAATAAAACTGCGTAGCGCTAACAGTGTAAGAAACTACCACTGATGGGTAGTTCATCCGACTGTCACTTGTAACGCCCTTAATGCCAATACGCTTGCCCGGCACTAGGCCATGCGGCCCGGTTGTAGTAACAATTAAGGTTGTTCCGTTTTGAGAAATACTTGAAATCGCAATATCCGCAACAGGAGGGAGCGGTGTCTCGGTGCTCACCAACTCCATCGACAGCTCTTGGCCCAGTGTGCGCTGAGACATTGACAGTCCCACCGATGTCTCAATAGGCATTGGAAAACTGCCAATGTAGGTCAGAATTGTCTCTGTGGCTGTCTGCAACGGGTCTTTGGAAATGACCAAGTAGCTGGCGGAGACGGCGTTACCGTCGGTCTGCACGATGTCGCCACTGCCCGTGGTCAGGTTCCAGTTAACGCCGGGTATGAAGTTCTCAAACGACTCGCGGAACTTACCTGTGATGTTTGCAGGAACAACTGGCAGACCATCAGGCTGCGCAATCGTAAACCCATCTATTGATACAGGCAACGGATTGGACGGAGTCACGGGGGAACCCCCCGTGTTGATCGTCAATAGTTCCGTCAGGGCGACTACTGATGCCATTACAAGCTTTCAATAAAGGCTTGGTGCTTTGCCAAAATACTTGCTTTGGTAGCTTCTGCGTCTTTCTTGGCGGCTTCAGCATCAGCTTTGGCTTGTTCAGCAGCGGCGTTTAAACCTTCTGCTGCGGCCAATGCTTTTGTAGCTTTATCCTGTGCAGCAACCGCTTCGTCCATCAACTTTTGAGCAGCTGCAGTAGAGGCGGCGGCATTAGTTTCAGCAGTTTTAGCCTTGGCAGTGACATCCTTAGCCTTGGTTTGAGCCGTAGAAACAATGTCAGCAGCTTGCGTTTTAGCATCGGCCACAATGGTTGTAGCGTCTGCATTGGCCTTAGCGACCAGTGCATCTGCCTCTTCCTTTTGAGCCGCAGCCTTATCACGCAAAGCAACAATCTCAGTAGCGGGGCCAATGGCCTCCACGTACTTTTTGTTCTCTGCTGTAGCCGCTTCTAGTGCATCAACTTTGGCTTTGTAAGCGTCTGGGTTTGAGACTAACGCCAATAAATCCAAAAGTTGATTGCCGCTACCACTCCCAGTAATATCGGTAGAAATGCTCATGCGTTACCTCCGCCACCGGCTTGGATAATTGTCAATGTAGCAGTGCCCGAACCAGCAGAAGAACTAATCCTAATGCCTCGCACGGGGTATGCAATGTTGGAGTTAAGCGAAGCTGAACCAGTCAAGGTAGGATGGTCAAACCATGTACTTGTACCGGCTGTTGGGCTGTAACCAGCCGCAAAAATATCGTCAAAAGTGTATTGCACTTTGTACGTGATAGTCCCAGAGACAACCACAGCCAACCCCATGTTACTGGGGGAGATGTAGGTGTCTACTGGGTAGACAGGGGAGTTGTTAATCCCCGTAACAGAAAGTACGACAGCACGCATTTTGCGCTCCTATCAAGAAGAAGCGGGAACACTTGAGCCATCAGAATCACGAACAGCGTAAGCCATTACCAAAGTACCAGCGCCAGCACTTAAAGTACCGCTGCTTGCCATTGTGTAGGTAATGATGTCATCAGTTGAACCTGAGTTAACCCATGAAGACATTTGAGCAGCAGTGCCAGTGAAAGTGATCACGCCAGCAGTACCGCCGGTAATAGCCGCGCAAGTGGCGATAGCTGTACCGTTTGCATAAATGGTGATAACACCGGATGTACCAGTGAATGTGGTGGTCTGCAAGAGCTGAATTGAAGTAATCAATGAGCCAGCAGGGATTGTGAATGCAGAAGATGCGGCGGTGTCGTTGTACGCTACGCCGTTTTTACTCTGGCAAACAATGGTGTTGCCCAAGTTGCGGATAGTGCCAGCAGTTGTGCCAGTAGTGTTTTTGACTGTGCCCAAGAGCCAAGGGCCAAGGTGAGTTGCGAATCCCATGATATGTCCTTACATACAAGTTAAGTACATCAATCGGTATGTCGTCAGCCGGGACTGTTTGATGTACCGGAAAGCCCGGATTAAAGACAATATACAGCAAAAGAAAAAGGGGCACAAGGCCCCTTTCAAATATTTCCGAAGAAATATCAGGATGTACCGGGTGAACCGAAGATACCCAGAGGATCAGACCAGCCGAAGCTGTAACGCTCACGAGCCTTGTAACGGACGTTGCCAGTGTCAAAATCACCATCCATGGAGTTTTGCAGAGGAGTACG